ATTGTTTTAATGGTATTTGTCGCTATAACCAACAAGGGCAATTTAATGTCCCCTATGGCAAATACAAAGCGCCTTATTTCCCCGAAGCAGAGATCCGTTTCTTTGCTGAAAAAGCCAAGAAAGCAACTTTCTTATGTTGTGATTTCTCCGAAGCACTGGAAATGGCTGTTGCGGGGGATGTGATTTATTGCGATCCGCCTTATATCCCGGTATCCAGCACTGCTGACTTTACCCATTATCACACTGATGGTTTTAGCGCTGATCAGCAATTTCGTTTAGCCCACCTACTGGCAAGGGCTGCTGAAAATGGTTGCCATGTTGTTGCCTCCAACAGCGATACCTCTATCAGTCGCGATCTCTATAACCGTTTCACCCTCCACTCTATTACGGCTCCACGCTCTATCAGTTGTAAAAGTGATGGCAGAAAAAGTATCGGGGAAATTATTGCGACAATTCCGGCGCAATTATATGACTGAACATGCCCGTGGCCGTATCACCCCCACATCACCGCTGCCTTATCCAGGCAACGGTGATGTTTCTATTGAATGGGAGCACTCATGGAATGTCCCGCGCCCAGCCATTGGTGGCTACCAATTTTTAGCGCCGGTCGCCGTGGTAGTAAAACCAAAATCTCACCCGCTGGTTATTCGTTATGTGAAGCGGCTGAATGCATTGGGGTATACAGAATTACGGGAGCCTAACCAGACATTACTTAAAATGCGCAGGGAGCGCGCTGAGCTGGAGCGCGAGATCTATTTGCGTGATAAGCAACAATGGGCGGATTCACCGCAAGGCGTAGAGGCCCGTATTGATCAGCAGCCTATTTTTATTAAATCTCATTTTCAAAATAAAATTAGATGGTTACGTGAAAATCATGGCGATAAACATACCAATGCATTCTTAACCGGCACCGGCAAGAATGCATTGTTACGTCTGGATGCTGTGCGCGAATATCAGGGTGTGAGCAAGGGCCGTAAATCTGAGTTAATAGCTTATTTTCAGGGAATTTACAGCCACCTTGCCGAGCTAAACAAGCGCCGGGTTAAGTCGCTGGCAAATGATGTTGCTGGCCGCATTAATGAAATGTTCTGCACCGAGGTATCCACGCCCACCGAAGAAACCCGCAATTTATCTGATGCCGAGTTATTAACCATTTATCGCAATATTGCGCTTGAAGTGTGGTCTTTGCGCGTCAGGCCGTCGCACTGGCGTGAATTGGGGCCGAAGCCCGGCTACCAAGATAAGCCCGTAGACCGCGCCACTTTTTATTCCGCTATTGCCAGATTGATTAATGCCGATTGGTGGGAGCGTAAATTGTGGCGGCTGCGTAATGATTGGCGAGAAAGCCAGTTGCGCGCCGCTGGCTTGATCCATAAGCGTGCCGCACCTTACATCAGTAAGGAGGCGTTGGCCGACTGGATAGAGCAAAAACGCCGCAACCGTGAATTCTTCAAACGACATGAATTAGTTGATGATGAGGGCAACACCGTTTCTTTAGAGGCAATGGTGGACGCCAGTATTAGCAATCCGACGATTCGCCGCCATGAGTTGATGGCGCGCATGAAAGGGATCGAACTGGTTGCTCAGTCGCGTAATGATGTGGGGGTATTTTACACCATTACATGCCCGTCTAAATATCACGCCAACAACCAAAGCGGCCACGCTAACCCGAAGTGGAATCACAGCACGCCACCACAGGCACAAGCCTATCTTACAAAGTTATGGGCCAATATCGGATCCAAGCTAGGCCGTGAAAATCTGCGCGTTTATGGTTTCCGTGTCGCTGAGCCGCATCATGACGGCACGCCGCACTGGCACTTGCTGCTCTTTATGAAACCGGAAGATCGCCGCGCCATCACTGAGATTATGCGCGCCTATGCCGTCAAAACTGATCGCGCCGAGCTGGGTAAGCGTACCAGCGCCCGGTTTACCGCTAAACGACTGGATCCGAGGAAAGGCAGCGCCACCGCCTATATTGCTAAATACATCAGTAAAAATATTGATGGTTACGCACTGGACGGTGAACTAGACCATGAAACCGGCAAGCCACTGAAAGAAACGGCCCGCTTTGCTATGGCCTGGGCATCTCGCCACCGCATCCGCCAATATCAGCCAATAGGCACGCCGCCGGTGACTGTCTGGCGGGAGCTGCGCAAGCTGAATAACCAGCTACTTAATGACCTGATTAAATCAGATGAATTTAATCTAGCTATACAGCGCCTGATAGATGAGAAAACCGCCCCAGCTGACCTTGCAGCGAAAGTAGCCGCCATGCGAGGGAAAAAGCTATTACTTGATCCGGCAATGGATGCGGTTATGTCGGCGGCTGATGTTAGCTGTTTTGCTACCTACATCATGCAACAGGGTGGCGTCTTAATTCCCCGCGAAGAGTACACCGTGCGCATTGCCTATCAGGACAATGAACAGCCCAATGCCTACGGCGAAATCACCGAGAAGATTTTCGGTATCTATTCGCCGCTTTTGGGCGAGGCGTCGCGCATCTGCACTCGCTTAAAAAGTTGGAAGATTGTCGCCCGTCAAAAGGTGAAACCCACCGTTGCCGTGGGGTTTGATGTTTTTCAGGACGGCCCCGCCGTCCCTTGGAGTTCTGTCAATAACTCTCCGGTAGAGCAAAAAATAGTCGAACCGGAGGAGGCCATAGACAGAACATTAGAAGAAAAAACAATCGATTTCACCGCACTCACCGATGCAGAACGCCGGGCCTTACTGCGCAGGATTAGAAACGCGCCGGTAGCAACGATTAAAACTAATCCATTGACGCCAGCCGAGGAATTATCACGCCAGGTATCAGCCGAAAAGGCCGCCCAGCGGCAAGAAAAAACCGTACAACTGGCACCAGTGACAACAAAAATCCGCGATTTTGCCGAGTCAATCGGGCTTTCCATCAGCAAACAGCAAGCGCAATCACTGGCTTGTGGCGCAACGTTGACCATCGGCGGCCAGAACTGGCGGGCAAGAGAGGATTGTTGTTTGTACCAGTGCCAACCAACCACCGCCCAGCGGGTATTTAGCGTCATGAGCCGGGTGGCGAAATTACGAGAGGGAGTAAATCGTGAAAGTCACCAACATTAATTACACCGACACCATTTGCACATTATCAGCCGATGAACAGCGAGTTGCTCAAATGCTTGGCGATGCATGGAATCAATATTTACAGCTTCCGATTGAGCATCCGTGTGAACGTGATGAGTTCTGCCGGGCAATCCACGCCTGTCAGGGCATTGTATTGGCTCGTCCGGCAATTCGTGGGCTGGCTGAAAAAGGGCAGGGATATAAAAAATGACAACCGCAAGTGACCGTAAACGCGCCCAGCGCCAGCGTGATAAAGAGTTAGGTATAACTACGCTTACCCTGCGTTTGGATGCTCAGGAGTTGGCTATGGTGCTGGAAGGATGTGAACAGCGTCGCATTGCTCGTCAGCCTTATGAGGTGACCGAGTATTTAGCCAGCCTGATCCGCCAGGATAATAAGTTACTGCATAAACAACTTGCCGAGTTGAAGAAAAGTAGCTGTAAACGGTGTGGGGATACGCTGCCAGGTGATAAAGCTGGTTGCTGTTTGCAGGGGGATTCGGAGTGTTGGCAGACATTGGGGTATAAGAAACTAATGTTGGATACAATTTAGCTGACTGATAAATAGATAAAACGGAGACACATGTTTTTATTTTGGGTTTAAATGTATTAACCGTGGCTTTACCTGATGGAATGATGTGGTGAGTTACAGTTAAACCAGTCGGCCAGTTAGGAGTTAAAAGCTGACGTCTAAGCTAATTTACTGGACCAAAGCATATAAAATGCGTTCTTGGAGTGAAAATTAGCAGCCTTTGTGAACAACAATATGTTCAAGTTGAAACAATATTATGCAAGTCAATTTTTTATTAGTTATAGTGTTTTTACTAATTTTAATCACTATAGGAATTTTCACACATGGCTTACGGTGCTCACTTCCATAGAGGCGACTTACATATACACAGCTTTGGTGATGGAGGCTCATATGACGTAAATGACGACCAGATGACTCCTGCAAACATCGTTGCTAAGGCGATTGAAAAGAATTTATCAATTATAAGCATTACAGATCATAATAAAATTAAAAACTCAATTGAGGCTGTAAATATTTCGGTAGAAAAGAAACTACTTGTTATTCCAGGCATTGAAGTATCAACAACTCAAGGTCATTTACTGGTATATTTTCCGACAAATCAAGATTTAGAAAATTTTTATGGGAAATTGGTTTTTGATCAATCAAAAAAATTCTGTACTCAAGGGATTCATGACTGCTTAGAATATGCATTAAAATATAACGGAATTGGTATATTAGCTCATATAGAAGTAGATTCCGGGTTCGAAATGACAATTGGTAAATTCAACGAGATATTTGATCAAGCCTTTCAACACCCAGCTATTCTTGCATTGGAAATTAAAAATCATGACTCAATAAACTATTACACTGAATTTGATGGCTTAGCAGATAGAAAGACGGCTATGAAGAAAAGGAACACCAAACTTGGCTACCCAGAAAATTATAAATTAGCAAAAATAATGTCTTCAGATGCTCATTCCATGAATGCCTTTGGTAAAAATGCAGCTGGTGCTGATAGATTAACTAGATTCAAAATGGACGAGCTAAGTTTTGAGAGTCTTAGAATTGCCCTATTTAGCCATGACTCAAGAGTAAGACTTGAAGATGATATCCCATTAGCTATACCAAAATTCAAAGAATTTAAGGCAACAGGTGGAATTCTTGATGGGATGCATATTGAATTTAGAAATAATATGAACTGTATTATCGGTGGACGAGGAACTGGTAAATCTACGCTAATAACTGCTATCCAAGAAGCCTCAAGTAACCCCGTTATCTCGACTAACATTCAAAAAAGTAATGTTTGGCCTACAAAAATTGAATTGAAGTATGAAAATGAAGCAGGACAAGAGTTTTTATGCATACTCGAGCACGGAAAGTTAGAATGTTTGAATGAACATGGAGAAACAGTAGAGGCGGTTATCCCGATTGAAGCATATTCTCAGGGGTTTACCACATTTACTAATAATGCAGAGCCAAACGAAAAAGATGAGAAATTATTAAATTTTTTCGATAGTTTTATAAGTGTTGAACATTTACAGAAAGAAGATGACTCTAAAATAACACAACTCATAACTAATTTCGAACATTTAGAGAGACTTACAAATGAAACCTCACAAAAATCTGAAGTTGAAAAGGAATTAAAGCAGCTTCTTAGTAAGAAAGAAGCCTATGAAAAACAAAATGTAGGCGAACTTATGAAGTTACATTCTGGATTAATTGAGGAAGCTGCCTTAAGAAAACACCTTGAAAATTCTCTATCCGAACTCAAGAAAAGATATGAATTGGTATTATCTGAAAAGGATGACATCAATGAACTACTAATGATTGATATAGCTAAAGTTAATGTTGGCAAAGAAAATGCACAGAATGTTATAAATATAATACAAGATTTTTCAGATATTGTCGATCATCATCAAAAAGAGTTAAATAAAGAGTTAACTGAAAAATTAAATTTACTACGTACCGAAATAATAGAGTGGCGTAATAAAGAAAAAGGTGCAAAAGAACAAATAGAAATTATCAAAAAGAAATTAGATGAAGATAAAATTCCTTATGATGAAACGAAATTCGTAAAACTTTCCACTGATATAACAAAATTACAACGGCGTAGTAAAGATATTGAAAAGTCTGAGAAGAGACTAAAAGAAACTCAAGTGGAGCGCAGACAGTTATTAAGAGACAGGGAAAGTATTAACTCTAATATTCATAATAAACGTTTGGAGTTTTGTACGAGAATAAATAAAGACCTTTCAGAATCAGTTGATGGTCTATTTGTTCACGCAAAAATAGGAAGAGGGTATTTGGCAAAAGATTTATCGTCATTCATCAAGAAATCAATGGGCTGGCAAAGATGGGCTAATAGCGACAAGATCGCCAACTCCATATCTCCTCTAAGCTTTTATAGTAATATGAAATATAAGAAGCATCAGTTTCTAAGAGATCTAGAATTTGATAAAAATGATATAGATGAAATAGCTAATACTATAAATGGATTGATCTTGGAAAAGATTATTTCCATTCCTTTCAAAGAAAGGCCGGAGCTAACCGTAACACGCCATAACAAATCAAATGGAACTGCTGAGGTTAAAGATATTAGTCAATTGAGTTTAGGGCAACAACAATCCATCATGCTATCTATTTTAATCCAATCTGATAGTTGTTTACCCCTTATCATTGATCAACCTGAAGATAATCTAGACTCTGAGTTCATTTTTAATAGTGTTGTTGCTAATTTAAGAAAGTGCAAAGAGAGACGACAAATAATAGTTGTTACACATAATTCTAATATTGGAGTTTTAGGTGATGCGGAGCTAGTTATTCCTCTTATTGCTTCAAACGAAAAGTCGTCGATTGCAGATTTAGGCTCTATAGACAACCGTAAAACACAAGAACAATGCTGTGAAATACTTGAGGGTGGCAAAAGAGCATTTACAACTCGTAAGGAAATCTACCGAATTTAATATACTTAGTAGAATAGAATAAAAAACCATTTATTTTACCCCACACGAAAGCGCCCCCATGTGACGCATCTGAGAGGCGCTTTTTTATTTCGCCTCTCAGATGTGTCGTTCATGCTGAAAAAACTGGGTTGGGTACATGCAGTTATGGGGTGATTTATGCCATAAATGTGGGTATATGACACAACTGACCTCACCCCGTTCCGTGCGCTCCCCCCGCCCGCGCTTTGTGTGACTAAATATTCAGTTTTTATGCAGTTAGAAAGATGCTTAAAACCCAGTATTGGCGAGGCTTAGATAATGATTAAGAGGTGAATAGAATAATGCGGATTGTTGCGCTTTGAACTTGCAGGGTTGTGGTTGTCAATTTACTAAACAATTTGAGCAATTATCACTAATTTTCGCGGTGGCCGTTGCGGCTTGCTCTTTTAAAATCGTGACATGGCACAAAAACAAAATCAAGAGCCTTGTGACATGTCACAGTCATTAATAATTCTAAAGTGTGACAACGATCTTTAACTGATAGATCCATCTCTATAAATAGATGTATGCGTAAAATTAAAAGTATAAAATATTTACAACTAACAACATTTACAAGTGATGAAAAAGATTATGACTCTCGTGATAGCGATTATAACTGTGCTTTTGGGAACAATTTTACCTTTCTTCGTTTACCGACATTCTGTATGGAGAGATAAATATAAATTAGATATTGAATTAATAGCAGAGCATGAAAAAAAGCCATGCAACAAATATCTTGTTGAGAAATTATTTTTCTGGCTAACAAAATGTCCGAATGTCACATTAGATGAAATTAACGCGTTATTAAATTCAAAGCACCCGTCGAGGTCAGTAATGTCGTTTGAAAGCGCCAGACGTTTTTTAGTTACTTGTCATGTAATTAATGAAAGTTTAGCTATCTATGCTGATGGGTATAAATCTAAAAAAGATAGGGGTAGAAAGAAAATGATGTACACATTTTTGTATATCATCTGTTGTGCCGTGCCTGTAATTGCATATACATTAATAAGCAAAAGCCCAATAGTGACAAGCAGTAATTTTTCACATTCAAACCTAACCCTAATTAAAGAGATTGGAAGCATTGTAATAAGTTTGTTAATTTCATTGCTTTTTATTGCGATGGCATTTCGCGGTTTATCAATCAGTGACAGCATTAATAGGACTGAAAAATTTATTGAGTACTTTAATAATCAACCCAATGAAATTAACAATCCTAGTGCTAACGAACCATCTATTGGCTCAGTGCCGAGTGACGAAGCTCGTACTGATCAGTTATTGCCCGCAGAAACTAACAACTCATAGGGCTTGAATCTGATAACTTCCTTCCCCACCCAATCATTGATTTCCATTAGCCGTTCTTGCAAGGGGGCCAGTTCGTTAATGGCGAATACTCGTGCGGCTTTCTCCACATCACCAAAACCGCCGGTGTTATTCGGTAGAATCCCCATCAATTGAGGCGGTACCCGTTGCATAGCGAGCTGGTCGTCGCGGGTGACATTCTTAATACTGGCGAATTCATCTTTCGCCGCCACTTCTGCTAATGGGATCACCTGTATGCCGTCCTTTTTACCGGCTGGGGCATACATAAACAGATTACGGAAATTGCCCGGCCCTTTGGATTCTTTCAGCGCTTTACGTAAGGCGTCGATATCCTCCTGTTTGTGGGCGGCGTCGTTCATATACAGAATAAATCCGGCGTGACTGCCATTCAGATAATATTTGCGGCGAAATAGCGTTGCGGCCTCATTAAGCCAGGTCGAGTTTAGCGAGGCCAGATATTCAGGGACGCCGTAAACCTCTTGATTAATATCCGGGTCTAGCAGGTGAAAAACGCTGTTGGCTTCAAATGGATGTGGGTTGCCATAAGATGAGACATACCAGTAAGTGTCCATATCCACGCCTCGGCGGGTATATTTTGCTGGGCTGGGTACCAGTTTTATGATGCCGCCCAGCCGGTTATAGCGAGCCTCTAAAAATGAGTTGGCGAACACCAAAAAATCCAGCGCATAGCGGCTAAAATCCTGCTTTGATAGCAGCCGATGCGGCTCAAACAGGCTAACCAGTACATTACGTTTCATGTAGATAGGTGAGCTGTGATGTACTGCCGCACGAAATGATTTAGCGAGGCCGTTAAATGACACTGGCGGCTCATACCAGCGATCCATGACCGCGCATTCCAGATAATCCAGAATATCGCGCCTGTCCATCATCGGGATCGGGTCGTCAAAAGTAAACGCCTCGGCTTTCGGGGTGTTATTGCCCGCCATGGTTGTTACCACTTTAGCCGGGCGGCTTTTCCTGTTGCGTTTACTCATTAATATATCTCCATCACACTGGTGTTATTGCTGTTAATGCCCTCAAGAGGCTCATGGAATAAGGCGTGCATAATGGCCCAGGCCACATCACCGTGGCTGACGTCTTTAGAGCGGTCAGTGACAAAGGTGGCGTTGCGGCCGGTGGCGGTCATGGTTTTGCGGATTGACATAAACGCAGTGGCAATATCAATGCAGCCCGCGTCAAACTCCAGGCGGCCGCCCTGAATAATATTTTTGGCTTTATAAATCAGGTCAGCTTTCATCTCTAAGCTGTAGTGAATGGCGTTCACCGCCGGGAAGAATTGCCGTACTAATTGCGTAACGGAACGGCCCAGACCGGTATCATCAATACCGATGTAAGTGACGTTATAGCGCTCGGTGATCTTTTTGATATTGCTGGCCTGGTCGGCAAAATCCATGCCTTTCCACTGGTGGCGCTCCAATACCCTGAATTTACCGCCCGCTACCACTGGCGGCGCAATGACGGCGCAACCGGCACTATCGCCGGTGCTGGCCGGGTCGTAGCCAATCCACACCGGACGATCACCAAACGGGCGTAACGCCAGCAGTTTGACGTCTGACCATTTTTCCCAGCTATCGACCATACAGCGCTGCATTTCGGCCAGTTTGAACGTGGAGGCGTTATCGTCAATAAAGCCGCACATAAACAGGTTTTCAAAATCTTCATCACTGTTTTCATTGCGTAATTCATCAATATCAAACAGGTCACAGCCGTCTTTTAGTGCATCCTCAATGGTGACAATCTGGCGGTACTGCTTATCCTCACACAACCGGCCAGCCGCCAGCCGTGGGTAGCTGACGTCAATTTCAATACGTTTATCTTTGGCCTTACCTTTGTTAAACAGCGTGCCCGCCCAGAACGGGTAAGCCTCATGTGAAGTGCTGGATGGCGTAGAAAAATAGGTATAGCGGTATCTTTTTTGTGAGGCCATGCCGGATGCGGCGCGGCGCAACTTCTGAAAACCGGGGATCCAAAAATATTCATCCAGATAGAGATTGCCGGGGCGGCCCTGTGCGGTGCTGGCGTTGGTACCGAGAAAGTGCATTTCCGCGCCATTGGGTAAAATAATCACCTCACC